CAAGGACAATTCGTGACAGATTTTAATACAATTACTATGCCTGTTAAACTTTTATTTATAAGAGGTATAGAAGTATTTAATTCAACAGCAAATACTAATGGTCAAGGTCAATGGTTAGAAAAACGTGATCAAACTTTTATGTCAGAATATGTTGGTAATTTAACAGGAACTGCAGGTGGTGCAGCAGGTCAAGATGTAACAGGATTACCTAAATATTATGCTATGTTTGGTGGTGCAACAACGGGTGCAACAAGAGCTACTTCTGGTGCTATTTATTTAGCTCCTACACCAGACGCTAATTATCAATATATTATACATTATAATGTAATGCCCGTGGGTCTTGGATCAGGAGGAGATGGTAATTCTAATACATATCTAAGTAATTATTTTCCACAAGGACTGTTATATGCTTGTCTTGTAGAGGCATATTCTTTTTTAAAAGGTCCACAAGATATGTTGACATTGTACACACAAAAGTATACACAAGAACTACAAAAGTTTGCAGCGATGCAACTTGGAAGAAGAAGACGAGACGATTACACGGATGGAACAATAAGAATACCAATCGAGTCAGCGCCTCAGTAAATTAATTAGGAGATAATATTATGGCAATAACATCAGCAGTATGTAACAGTTTTAAAACAGAAGTTTTAAAAGCGGTACACAATTTTACAAATGGTCAAAATCAGTTCAACCTTGCTCTATACACAAGTTCAGCGACACTAAATAAATCAACTACGGCTTATACAACTTCAAATGAAGTAGCTAACGGAAATGGTTACACTACTAAAGGTGCAGCATTAACAAACGTAACACCCGCTTTATCAGGTGATACAGCAGTCTGTGACTTTTCAAACATATCATTTACATCAGCTTCATTTACAGCTAACGGTTGTTTGATTTTTAATGAAACTGCATCAGGTGATCCAGCTGTTTGTGCTATCGCATTTGGTGGAGATAAAACTGTAACAAGTGGAACTTTTACAATAGAATTTCCAGCAGCAGACGCTAGTAACGCTATACTTAGAATAGCATAAGGAGTTACTCCTTATGGCCAATACTTGGAATCAATCCGGTACAACCTGGGGACAGAATACTTACGGTACTCAATCAGACGTTGACGTAACTCTTACTGGACTATCTACTACATCGGCTACCGGTTCACTTACAATTGACATTATTCCAAACGTCGGTTGGGGTTCCGATACATGGGGTTTTGAAAATTGGGGAGAATCTTCTCTTGATGTATCATTAACAGGTTTATCAACTACATCTTCTATTGGTGCACTTTCACCTTCTATAGAAGAGATAATTTCATTAACTGGAGTATCGGCTACATCTTCAATAGGTTCAATTGACATTGGATTAACAATATTCCCAACTGGAGTATCAGCTACATCTTCAGTAGGTGCTATCTCACCTAGTATAACTGAAATAATTACATTAACTGGAGTATCGGCTACATCATCTGTTGGATCAATTTCACCTTCTATAGAAAACTTTATTTCATTAACTGGAGTTTCAGCAACTTCTGCATTAGGTTCACCCGTTGCAAGATCTGATGTTTCATTAATTCCAACAGCACTTTCAACTACATCATCTGTTGGTGCAGTTAATATTAATTCAACACATATATTAACAGGTCTATCAACTACATCTGCAGTAGGAGCACTAGCTCCACGAACAGATGTTTCATTAACTTTAGCCGGACAATCAGTTTCAACTTCTCTTAATGGTTTAATTGTTTTTACTGGAGCTATTTTAACACCAGCAGGAGTATCTGCAACTTCTGCCTTAGGTTCACTTACAACTGATGTAGAAAATTTTATTCCATTAACCGGAGTTTCAACAACGTCTTCTGTTGGATCTATTAATATTAATGAAGCACATATTTTAACCGGGGTATCAACAACATCTGCAGTAGGTGCAATTTCACCGGATGGACAAACAGTAGGATTAGTCGGACAAGGATTATTATTATCTCAATTAGGAACACTATCTCCAAAAATAGATGTTTCATTTACTCTGACAGGAGTTTCAACAACCTCTTCAGTAGGTGCTATCTCCCCTGCTCTAACTGAAATAATTTCATTAACTGGAGTATCAACTACATCTTCAGTGGGTTCACTTTCAACTGCTATAGAAGAGATAATTCCATTAACAGGACTTTCATCAACATCTTCAGTGGGTTCAATTGACATTGGATTAACAATATTCCCAACTGGAGTATCAGCTACATCTTCAGTAGGTGCTATCTCCCCTGCTCTAACTGAAATAATTCCATTAACCGGAGTATCAGCTACATCTTCAGTAGGTTCAATTGGTATTGGATTAACAGTATTTCCAACTGGAGTATCAGCTACATCTTCTGTAGGATCCTTGGTTTCTGAAATAGGAGTACCATTAACCGGTGTACAGGCAACGTCTGCAGTAGGTTCAATTTTACCTGCGGATGTAATTGGTTTAACAGGGGTTCAAGCAACAACTGAATTAAATCCTAATGTTGGTTTACAGTATTTAAATAGATTAGTACCTAAAGATGGTACAGGTTACACAAGATTAGTAGCAAACTAATGTTTGACTTTAAGCATATAAGTAATATAAATAACGTCTAATTAGGAGATAAAAACTATGGCATCAACATTTACACCTCTTGGTATAGAACTAATGGCTACTGGCGAAAACGCTGGTACATGGGGAACAAAAACAAACGCAAATTTAAACCTTGTTGAACAATTAGCAGGTGGATTTAAAACATTGTCTATTGCAGGCGGAGCACAAACTACAGATTTAACAGTTGCTGATGGTGCATTAACTGGAACAGCTCAAGCTAGAATGATTGAGTTCACAGGTTCTATTTCAGGAAGTCAAATCGTAACTATTCCAAACGACGTAGTAAACTTTTATATTTTAAAAAATTCAACATCAGGTTCACAAACAGTTCAATTTAAATATGCAACAGGATCAGGTGCTACTTTTACTTTTGCAACAGGCAATAAAGGAACTGCATTATTATTTGCTTCAGGAAACCCTGATACAACAAATCCAAAAATACTTGAAATTCAAACAGGTGGAGATGTCGTAGATGATACATCACCTCAATTAGGTGGTGACTTAGATGTCAATGGAAATAGTATTGTTTCTGTTTCAAATGGAAATGTAGTAATAGCTCCAGATGGCTCTGGTAGAACAAAAGTAACAAATGCTACGGGAACAAGTTCAACACAAACTGTAACTACTGATGGAAAAGGTATTGTCTTTTCCATGATTTTCGGGTAATAATATTAAAGGAGAATAAAAAATGGCAACACCAAATTTAGTAAATATAGCAACAATCACACCTAAAAATGCTATGGGTAGTTTAGCTAATACAAGCAGAACTACTATGATTGATGTCCCTGCAGAAACTGCAGTAAGAATAGACACAATATTATTAGCAAACATTGACGGATCTAATGCTGCAGACGTAACAGTAGAAATTAGTAATGACAATGGTTCGACTTATTTTAAAATCGCAAGTACAATTTCTGTGCCTGCAGATTCAACATTAGATTTAATTGAAACACCTATCTACTTAGACGAAACAGATCTTATAGCTGTAACAGCTGGCGCTGCCAACGACATAGCTTTTCATGTTTCTTATGTAGAAATGGTAGATTAATAGGAGGATAATTTAAATGCCGAAAATAATTAAACCAGTACAAAAAGGAAATATTTCATCAGCAACAATTTCTGTTGATGGTGAAGGTAGAGTTTTTTCTGCTACTGCAGGAGCTTCAGCAGGTGGAGATTTATTACCTACTACTTTTATAGAGTCAACAGGACCTACTAACTACACAAGTTCACCAAATAGCGGAAACGTTTTATTTTTTACTTGCGGTGGTGCAGGTGGTCCAGGTGGTGGCGGAGCCCATAACCCACAACCAAGAGTTGGTGGAAATGGAGGAAACGCCCCAGTAAGAGCATTTTATGTTTCTACTATGGCAGGTGGTGCTACAACTGCATTAAATATTGGTGCAAAAGGAAATCATGGAATTCCAACTGGTCCAGGTGCTGGTACAGATGCAGGTGCAGGAAATGCAACTGTAATCGGTCCATCTCCCTCTCCTTTATTTACTACAGACTTTGGAAATGGTGGAGAAGGTGCTTCACCCGGTAGTCAAGGAACTCCTGGTAATACTAATTCAGCTCCAGGAGGAAATGTATCAGCTGTACAACAATTTGCCGTGAATGATAACGGAGCTGTATTATTAGATGTAGCCGGTGTTCCAAAGGGTCCAGGCAATGAACAGTTTTTTGGAAGAGCAACTGAAATTACACCAGCTCCTTCTTTAGGAACAATAAACGTTGCTTCTTACAATGGTGTGTTTTTAGCATTTGAGGATGTAGGGCAGTAGGATATATATTATGGCAAACTATGTTATTTTTAATCAAAACAACGACTTAATAAAAATTGCTGAAAGTGATGCTGAAAAAGATTTAATAGTAGGAAGATTAACTGGACTTTCAAATGTTCAAACAGCTTCTGATTCTGATTTTTCTGGAGTTAAAAATGGCACATCGTCAGTTTCTTTTGATGGAACAAACGTAACAATTACACCTGTTGATCAAGGTGGTGGAATACCTTTACCAGAAGATGCTGATCAAAAAACAGCCTTTATAAAAGATCTTGAATTTATTAGAAATGCTATGGTTAAAAATGTAGAACAATATCTTTTAAACAATTCTGATGCTACTTGGTCTACATGGGTAGAAAAAGCAAAAGCAGTTGATTTTTCAAATTCAACAAATTATCCATACGAAACAATAGAAAAATTTATGTGGGCAAGTGACGCTGGTATGCCACAAAAAAGTATTTTACAACTTCCATAAAAAATAATATAGTCTTTTGCATGAAAGACAAAGATATAATATTTTCCGCGCCCACACCTTTTAACAGTATGGAAGAGTGTCAGCCTATAAAAGCTTCTGACTTTTACCCTTCATGGTATAAAAAATTAAAACATAGTATTCATAACAAAACTATTAAAGGCTGTGTTCCTGTGCAAGACGCAATAACAGCAGGATACTTATTAAAACTAACACAAGATTTTGAAATAAGATACGGACAAGAAGGTAGAGAGAAAAATGAAAAAAGCATAGAGTATACTTATGCTTTTAAAGCACATGGGGGTTTACCAGTAATAAACCCTTTTAATTTAGGTAATTTAATTCAAGATGGACCTGTTGCACATCCCTCTAAACAAGTAGGAGGAGATGATTCTTTTATGGTTAAGCAACAACAAATGCCTTTTTTTAAAAAGATAATTAATCCTTGGCATATAAAAACTCCACCTGGATATTCTTGTATGTTTGTATCACCTATGCATAGAGAGGAAGATCATTTTCATATATTACCAGGTATAGTAGACACAGATGTTTTTCCAATGAATGTTCATTTTCCTATAAATATTAACTCTGCTAAGTATCCTAAATTTGAAAAACTTTTTAAAAAAGGAACACCTTATGTTCAAGTAATACCTTTTAAAAGAGACTCTTGGAAAATGAATATAGAACATAATGATTTATCTAGTTTAGAAAATAGAAAAAGTAATTTAGATTTTGCTACAACTATTTTAAATTGGTACAGAAATAAATTTTGGAATAAGAAAGATTTTAAATGAGCACTAAAACAACAGATTATATAAAAGTTTATCCAAAAGCATTTCCCGTATCAGCAATTAGTTCTATTATTAAATGGTGTAAAACTCAAAACTTTGAAAGTGCTACAGTTATAGGTAGTAAAGATAAAGATGATGTTAAAGAAAAAATTAGAAACGCTAAAAATTTAGCTTTAACTATTGATCATAAAAATCAAACAATGATTCATTGGTTTAATTTTTTAGGTGCCTTTTTTCTTAAAGGTATACAACAATATAAAAAAGAGGTTGGTAAGTTTCCTCCAACTCCACAAAAGTTAGACAATATTGAAATTCTTAAATACACAGAAGGTGGACATTATGTTTATCATACAGATCATCATTTTACATATCCTAGAGAAATATCTTGTATACTATTATTAAACGACGATTATGAAGGAGGAGAGTTAGAGTTTTGTGATTCGGAAGGTAATTCTGTTTTAACAGTGCCTAATGAATCTGGAAAATTAATAGTGTGGCCAAGTAACTTTTTATTTCCACATAGAGTAAATCCAATTAAGAAAGGATTAAGGTATTCAATAGTATCATGGGCATCATAGGTAAAGACTTTAAATATAAAAAAATTAAAAATTTTTTATCAAAAGATGAATTAGAATTAGCAAATTATTATATGTTATTAAAACACAAGAAGAATCAAAAAAGTTTTGATTTAATGCAAAGTAATAATTATGATTCTTATTTTTATGAAGATCCGTTTGCTGAAAGTTTATTAATGTTAAAGTTGCCATTAATGGAAAAAGAAACAGGCCTTAAATTATTTCCAACTTATTCTTTTACAAGATTTTATTCTTACAATGCAGAGTTAGAAAAACATACAGACAGGCCTTCTTGCGAAATATCTGTTACAGTGATGTTTGGTAGTGATGGAACAAAGTGGCCAATATACATGGAAAACACTCCCATAGAAATGGAACCAGGAGAAGCGTGTATTTATATGGGCTGTGATATAGAGCACTATAGAAAACCTTTTATAGGAGACTGGCACTCACAAGCTTTCTTACACTATGTAGATCAAAATGGACCCAACGCTGAATATAAATATGATAAGAGAGATACATTAAGAAATCCAGAAGTATAATGTTAGAACATTTATTTACGACATCTGTTTGGAGATCAAAAATATTTAACGATAAATTAGATAATTTAATTATTAATTATTTAGAAAATGAAAAACAAAACAATAAAGAAGGAAGAAAACATTCTAATGCAGGTGGTTATCACACAGAGTTTATACCTTTAGACAATCCAATCTTTCAACTTTTAGGAGAGTCTTTGACACCACATATAGAAGAATCTTGGAAACTAAAAAACTTTTTTTTTTACAATGGTTGGATTATAGAAAATTCAAAAGGACATTTTAATATGCCTCACATACATTCTTTATCTGCTTTTTCTGGAGTTTATTATTTAAAAACAAATAAAGATTCTGGTAATTTGTATTTTGAAAATCCAAATCAAATTATTGAAATGATGGAATATAAAAATTTAAGTATAGATAAAGAACACACTGATTTAAAACCAAGTCATGGAATAATTCCAAAAGACAAAGATCTTATTTTGTTTCCAAGTTTTTTAAGACATGGAGTTGAGCCTAATTTAAGTGAATCAAATAGAATTATAATGTCTTTTAATATAGGAGTAAGATGCTAGTTTATGACTTCTAATAAAGTAATAGATAATTTTTTACCAAAAGAAAAATTTGAAATAATTAAAAAATTATTTTTAGGAGATACATTTCCTTGGTATTATTCTCCTACTTGTGGTTTACCTAACTCTAATGATGGTTTTTATTTTTTTCATGAAATATATAGAACACATCTTTTAAGCTCAAAAGAAGTATGGAATGCTATAACCCCTTTGTTAAATAAAATAAATGAAGTAGATCTTTGTAGAAGTATAGTTAGAGTTAGATCTAATTGTTATGTTAAAACTCATGAACTTGTAGAGTTTACAAAACATCGCGACTACCCCTTTGAAACAAAAGGTTTTCTTTATTACGTAAATAATAACGATGGGTTTACAAAATTAGAAGATGGTTCTATTATAGAGAGTGTAGAAAATAGAGCTTTGTTTTTTGATACACACAAGCTACATAATGCTACTACGTGTACAAATACAGATTTAAGAATTAATATAAATATAAATTATGTTTAAGGAAAGGAGGCACTATGCAATATATTTTTAAAGAAGAAGAACTAGAAATTAAATATTCTTGGAAAGAAAGAATGCACATTTTATTTTTTGGAAAAAGTCTTTTAAAAAGAAAATCTATTTTTCAATTTCAAAATGTTTTTGTTAAACTCATAACTGAGTGTTTTATGAGATATTGTCCAAAAGATAAAAATGGAATAAAATATATTCCACAGGATCTTAAAATTGACAAAAAATGATTGTTGAAAAATACACCAGGTCAAAAATAGAACAGCCTTATTTTTTTATTAAAGGCCACATAGATAATATTGATTCTGAGTATTTTATTAATGCAATTAATGAAGGAATAAAACATCCAAATAATCTCAGTTATAAATTAAAAGTTCAAGGTAAGTTAACTCCTTATGAATGGTTTATGAGAGATCCTAAATTTCAACAAATTTTTTTTGAGATATTAAACAAATTAAATAACATGAAAGGATTAATTCAACATTCTTGGAGTCTACAATCTGTGTGGGGTGTTAGAGAAGACTTTGGAGATTATACTGAAGAGCATAATCACATATCTTCTTTAGGCTCTGGTTGTATTTATTTAAATGATGTTGAAGATCAACCTACAATTTTTCCAGAAATAAAAGAAAGTATTGAACCAAGAAAAGGAGACTTTGTATTATTTAGTCCTTTTTTAAATCATAAAGCTAAAAGAATTTATACAAATCAAACTAAATACCTAATAGCTTTTAATTTAAAATTTGCAGGAGAAAACAAATGATAATAACAAAAGACATAAGATCTACTATTGATAGAGATTATTTTTTTATTAAAGGAAATATAGAAATTCCAAACCTGCAGTATTTAATAAATAAAATTGAACAAGGTATAAATGAAAAAAACAATATGAATTATACTATAGAAAAATTAATAGGTAAAATGACACACGATAAATATTTTGTAAATGACCCTGTTTTTTTAGATGTGTTTATTAAAATGTTAAATAAATTTAATCACTTCAACAAAGAAATACCTTATACTTGGACTTTAAATACAGCTTGGGGTGTTAGACAAGATAAAAGTGATTATACTGATGAACACACTCATGTAAATTCTTTAGGATCTGGAGTATTATATTTAAGTGATGTAGAAGATCATTCAACAGATTTTTCTGATCTTAATGAAAAAGTAGAACAAAAGGTGGGTAACTTTTGTTTTTTTAGTAGTTTTTTATTTCACAATTCTAAAAGAGTTGAAGCAGATAAACCAAAATATTTAATAGCATTTAATTTAGATTACGTATCTTAATGATTAAAGTTTATCAAAATTTTTTACCTCAAGAACAATTTGATGTGTATAAAACAATAATACTAAGTAATGAGTTTCCTTGGTATTTTATAGATCACGTAGCTTACAAAGAGGATACACAAAATTTTCTTTTCTTTCATCTTTTACTTAATGAAGAAAATGTTAAAAGTCCTTTCTATAAACAACTTGTAGATCCTTTAATTAAACAAATTAATTATAAACCTTTTAGAATAAAAGCTAATTTGTATACAAAAAAAGAATTAGAAAGTCCTTCTGGTTTTCATGTCGACGCTGCCAAACCACATAAGGTTGCTTTGTTTTCTGTAAATACGTGTAATGGATATACTTTATTTGAAAATGGGGATAAGGTCCCTTCAATAGAAAATAGCCTTACAGTATTTGATGGATCTATGTCACACGCTAGTGTCCCTCAAACGGATGAAAAGGTTAGAGTAAACGTAAACATAAATTTAGAATGATTATAAATAAAGAAATAAACAGAAAATTTCAAAAAGAATTTTTCTTTGTAAGAGGTAAAATTGATATTGATACAGAATATTTTATTAATAAAATAAAAGACTCTTTTAACTCAAACAATAATTTAATAAATAAAACAGGTGTTATTAATCTAATGACACCTATGGATTATTTTATTAGAGACCCAAAGCTACACTCTATAATTAGAGAAATAGCACAACATGTTGATGAATATTATAATTCTAAAAAAACATATTTGGCTGCTTCTTGGGGGTTTGAAGTAAGACCCGGAGAGAAAACTAATTTTCATGATCATCATGAAGCAATTTATTCTGGTGTTTTGTATCTAAACACATGTAATCATGCCTTATTTTTTCCAGAAATAAATGAATATGTTATGGCAGAACAAGGTACTTTTGCCGTTTGGAATTCATTTTTGGTTCATGGAACAAAAAATAACCAAGATTCTATTTCTAAAATAGGCATTAGTTTTAACCTAAACGAGTACAAAGAGTGGGTTGAAGACCCCTTACAATCTGCTATATTGCCTATAAAATAAGTATAAATAGGTTTTACATGCTACAAAAATTAGGATTTTTACCCGGATTCAATAAACAAGTTACATCTACAGGTGCAGAGTCGCAATGGACAGGTGGAGAAAATGTGCGTTTTAGGTATGGTACACCTGAAAAAATAGGGGGTTGGGCTCAGTTAGGTGAATCAAAATTAACTGGTGCAGCTAGAGGTTTACATCATTTTGTTAGCACAGGTTCTATTAAGTACGCAGCCATAGGTACTAATAAAATTTTATATATTTATTCAGGTGGTGTATTTTATGATATTCATCCTTTAGTTAATCCAACAGGTACAGCTATTACAAGTGCATTTAGCACGACTAATGGATCACCAACAGTTACAATAACTTTTCCAACACCACATACTTTTCAAGCTCAAGATATTATATTATTTAGTGATTTTTCTACAATTACAAATTCTAACTTTAGTGCAGCAGATTTTAATGATAAAAAATTTATGGTAACTAGTGTGCCTACACCTACTACTATTACAATTACAATGCCTAGCAATGAAACAGGTTCAGGTGCAACAACATCTGGTGGGATAAAATACTACCAATACTTTCACGTAGGACCAGCAGAACAGTTAGGTGCTTTTGGTTGGGGTATATCTTTATGGGGTGGTAATATTTTAGGACCATTGACTACAACTTTAAATGGTGCATTAGGAGATAACACCAGCGGTAATAATGGTTCAGCTACAGAAATTACTTTAGGTAGTACAGCAGGTTTTCCAAGTTCCGGTACAAACTTTATTCAAGTAGGAACAGAGGAAATATCTTACACAGGAATTACAGCCAGTAAACTAACAGGTATAACAAGAGCAGTAAGAGGAACTACAAGAGCTGCACATAGCAATGGTGCAACAGCAACCAATACATCATCTTTTACAGGTTGGGGATCACCAGCAGCCAACACTGACTCAGTAACTGATCCAGGTCTATGGTCCTTGGATAATTTAGGTACAACTCTTATTGCATTAATTCATAATGGTGAATGTTTTAAATGGGATGCGGATGCAACTAACGCAACGGACAATAGAGCAGTAATTATTCCAGGTGCACCAACAGCATCACGTGACATGTTAGTATCAACTCCCGACCGTCACTTAGTATTTTTTGGTACAGAGAAAACAATTGGAACTAAATCTACACAAGATGATATGTTTATAAGATTTTCATCACAAGAAAATATAGAAGACTACACACCTACAGCTGAAAACAGTGCAGGTACACAAAGACTGGCCGATGGATCACGGATCATGGGAGCAGAACTTGGTAGAAACGCACTATATGTTTGGAGTGACACAGCTTTATTTACTATGCGTTTTGTTGGAACTCCGTTTACATTTGCTTTTGAACAAGTTGGTACTAACTGTGGATTGATTGGTATGAATGCCGCCGTTGAAGTTGATGGTGCTGCTTACTGGATGTCTGATAATGGTTTCTTTAGATACACTGGTAAACTAGAATCTATGGACTGTTTGGTTGAAGATTTTGTTTATGATGATCTTAACACTACATCTAATCAATTAATTTATTGTGGTATTAATAACTTGTTTGGAGAAATTACTTGGTTCTATCCGACTTCTACTTCTAATGTAAACACAAGAGCAGTTACTTATAGTTATCTAGATTCAACATCTAAAAGACCTATATGGTTTACAAATGCAAATAGTTTATTTCCTAGAACAACATGGGAAGACTCAGCAGTATTTGGTTTACC